ACCAGATGTTGGAATATTAGTTTGTATTGATATGTAACCAGAAGCACCACTGGAATTAAGCGAAGGGTTTAGAACAAGTCTATTACCTGAACCACTTGTTCTAAGTTCGTATGTAACAGCATTTTGAGCATTAACAGTGTTAAATACATCTAAACTACCGTTGGTAAAAGTTACAAGTTGCCCTGCACCAGATGAGCCGCTATATACATACGCAGCATTTCTTGCAAGCAAAAAAGTATTACTTGTATAACCGCCTAATCCAATTTCAAACAAATTACTGACCGGATCAACAATACAATACTGTACTGGAATATTAGTTCCAGTAAACTGACTAGAAAATGTTTGGTATCCCGGAACGGCAACATTAGTAAGCGTTATTGTGCCAGAACCCTGTACAGTAGCAACAGATGTTTCTCTAACTCGATCTGCAATTTGTGGGTTATTGATAGCCATATTTATCCCCTATTACACAATACGAATAATAGCGTTACCATTATCAGCAGCGGGCATTTGTACTGTAAATGTATTGCCAGCGACAGTTTGAGGAACGCCAAAATTAAGAACGGCAACTGCTTTGTTATTTTGCGTCACGTTATAGATCAAAGCACCAGCGACTGGACCAAAAGTTGCTGACGGCCACGGAACATTTGCAAAAGACATATATGCAATAGTGCCAGACCCACCAGATGTTGGAGCTTGGCTAATCGTAAGTTGGTTACCACCAGCAGTGTACCCAGTACCACTAATTTCATTAGAGGTTGAATAAGCCGTGGTAGTTGCATCCAATAAAGCTGCACTTGTGTACAACGCCATTTTGTAGGATTGAGTACCGTCAAACTTTTGACTCCCCGCAAGCAAATCAACTTTGAAACTAGTACACATTGTTTGAGAAATTGCCATAACGGGCTCCTAATTAAATTACTTTGGTCCGCACTTGACCGCTGCGATATGAGTCTTGACGCAACTTACCATCGCTCAAGTTCTTCAGCAAGGTCAATGATTGCTGATATTGTGTATCGTAAAGCGCAACAATATCTTGTTCTGCCTTCATAAATCTGGCTGCTTCTACCAGTACTGCATTAACCAACACAGATTCAAAGTTTTCACTGACCCATGATGTACCAGCCGTGGTAATGCTTGCTGGGTAGAAGAAGTAATGCAACTCAACCCCATATGCTGAATCAGGGGTTGGTCCAAGAATCAATGAGAACTCATTGGGTGCAAGGCTATCGGGACCAAAGATCGCGTAATACTTTGGCAGTCCCGTTGCCGTTGGGTTGGGATATGCCTCACGCATAAAGTTTACGTCTTTGTTTAGCAAATAGGTGTATGCCCCAGCAGGGGAAATCACAGCCAAACTAAAGACGGACAAAAAGTCCGTGGGGGTAGATAGATATGGTACTGATGCGCTCAATAGCCCCGTGACATTGCGTCGCAGAGAAGGAAGCTGAACAGAGTTATAAATCTTCTGCTCGGCCAATACAGTCATCTGAGCAAAATCAGTATTGGAGAAAGTGTTCTCCGTGTAATCCTGCACCGCGACTCTGAGGGCTGCGTAGTTCATTACTTACTCGGGACGCCACCCATTGGGCCACGGGACATTAGACCTTTTGTAGCGCAGCCAGTACCGCGCATTTTGATGCCAGTTGTCTTGATGTCTGTTTGAGGATAACCGCTGTTAGTCAGGTCAACAGTTGGTGCGCCTCCGGTATGTGGAGCAGCGTAAACACTTGCAGAACCAACTTCCTTGCCGTCTTGTTTTTGGCTGAATTTAGGCATGGTAACTCCTCAACCCGTTTTCTGGCTCATGACCTTAGCCATGTTCTTGCCATACTTCAATCGGTCATCGGTGGTAGGACCACCTTTTTTGAGCTTCAAGGCAGTGCCCTTGCCGCCCGGATGTTCTTGTGCGTCATGTTGTTTGAACGCTTTCTTAATCATGGCCTTATCTTGGGCCAGATCAGATTTACCATTTTCCTTAGCCATACGGCCTCCTTACGTTACTAACACGGTGACTATACCAACAATACCTTGTGTAACCAAGGGGTTCGGTGTTAGTGCGGCATCAAACCCACGCGAACCACCAACCGGGTTCCATCCCCAGTAAATATTTCTGCTTTCGACATATCCAGCAAAGTCAGGACGAGGATCACGAACGGCCTGTGGATCGGCTACCGGATACATACCCAACTGCAACTGAGGCTGATCTGGCTCCCAACATTCATTGCAAACTTTGATTGCAACTTGCTTGGTTTTGATAATCAATTTCTTGAGGTCTTTGAGTTTTACCCGGATGCCACACCTGTCGCACTCCGATATTGCCCGTTTACCAGCGGTAAACCTGTTTGCCATGTTAGATCATTCGGACGCGACCACCGCGCCCATACTCTTCTGGCAGTGTGACGCCACTGCGTAGTAGTGCTTGCTGCTTGGCAACTTGGGCTTGTTTTGCTGCCTGTTGCTGGGTATTGTATGCATCTTGCTCTGCCTTCAACTCTGGGCTCAATGTGCCGGGAGCCAATTCAGTTGGTGTTGCCCCCCAAGGAAGCATCGACTCGCCAACAATGCCAGCGGCTTTTCCATACTCACCCGCTTTTGCGGCCCCAAGAGCAGACATCAGCGTGGCTGCAATTCCAACTTTACCTAACAAAGATGCGGCTTTAACGGGTCTGGGTTGAACTTCCGTTATGGCGTTGCCAAAATGTACCCCTCGCCCCGCATCATTAAGTGGGCTCTGCGAGGCATAAATTTCTACTGGGTTCAAGCCTACCGCTGGTTTTGTGGTGTACGGGGCAGTGTATAAAACTGAACCAGCCTTTCTTGGGCCATAGTCTTCAGTTAAAACCAATTGCACCTGACCCGTAGGCTTACCAGATTTGTCCAACTCTGGCAGTAGTTGCGTTGCCATGTCTGGGTTCTGGAACAACCCAGCAAAACTGTTAACGTGTTCAGGGGATACAAAAACCGTTTTGCCTGATCTTTGCTGAATACCCGTGCGCGTATCTCTATGGTTCTCCCCACTACGATTTCGGGTCGTAGTTGCGTCACTATGGTGGGCATAAGTTGACCCCCGGCCTGTTTTAAAAACAGACTCTATATCATCTGTCCCTGAAGGCAATTGGAATAGTGGGTCGTATTCAGACATGATTAACTAATGAACATTTGCCGAGGAACAAATCGCACTGCCGCCTTCTCACGGTCTTCTGTGGAAGCCAAGTCCCATGCTGCATCGTATTCGGCTTTGAGGAACTGCATACGCTCCATGCCACCGGGCAGCTTCATCGAGAGGTAGTAAGCAAGACCAGCAACCATGCAGGGGATAAACCTAAAAGGTACATTCATCGTGTTACCACCATCTCCAGCATCTTGGATACGACGAAGATACCAATACACAAATCTATAAGTCTGTGATCCATCCGGTGTAGGCCACACGGTAATGTTTGGGATTGGTGCTTGCCGATTGATGTAAACCTGAATCGGCCTTGCTTGCGTCAACTTGTTTGGGATGGACGAGTACGTTGACACAGAAATGCGTGTAATCCCTAAATCTGACTGCGTGGAAACATTACCAGCACCAGTGCGGATAACGTGCTCCATCAAATCTACCGTGTCAGCCGGGAGATCGTACGTCGCAGTGCCCTGTACAAGAGTGATAGAAGACTGTGCAACAGTCCATAGGTTAATCCCGCGATTAGCCCAATCAGCAAAAAGCAAATTGAGACTACGCCTTGCAGTCTTGAGATCGTAACCTGAACGAAGTTCTGCACCGCAACGCTCAAAAGCTTCTTCTACCAGTTCCGTAAGATCGAGGTTAAATGCTGCTGTGCCTGAGGTTGCCATTATCTGAACCCTGCTGTTTTCTTAGCGATACCCTTTGGTTGCGCGACAAACTGTTTACCTGCCGCCTTACCTGCACGTTTGGCTTTGGTTGTTGCTGCGTACTCCGCAGAGGACAAAGACTTGATCGCTGCTTCTGGCAAATAGCGTTCGCCCGTTTTAGATGATGGCTTCCCCGACTTGGTTGTCCATTTCTGGTCACCCCAATTTTTAAGGGATTGCTGCGGTTTAGCCAACCCACCACTTGCCATCTTCTTGCCAGCACAATGAGCCTTCTGCGAAAAACCTTTTGGGTTATCGCAATCAATCGACTCCTTGTACTTTTTTGACCAAGTCATTTATAACCGCCGCCTTTAGCCTTGTACTTTTTAGCCAGCAACTGAGCTTTTCTCGCGCTCCATTGCCCTGCTGCGGTTCCTTGCGTAGCCTGACCCTTGATGGAATTAAACAGCGACTTACGCATGGTTGGCTTGGTATAGTTACCAGCAGCGTTTACTTTACCGCCCTCTGCGTACTCATCCAAAACATTCGGGTTATCTTTACGGATAACCTTCTTTGCCGTTGGCATCTTTAATGGGTTCACAGCACCCATACCGCGAGAGGGGCGCATGATTAGTAAATCCTGCATTTGGTCTTGCCTTTTACGGCACAACCATCAGCACGTTTAGAGGCAGAAGACTTAACCATGCCGCCTTTTTTCATGCCGCGCCCAACCTCTCGGGTTAATTCATTCATTTCTTCATCAGTGCGTTTTGTTCTTGGGCTAACAATAGAGCGCACCGCATCATAAACTTCGGCGGGGGCTTTCAGCATTCGCGGCCCTTTCATCCCTTCAGATTGCGCTTCTCTGGTGGTGGCGGGAGACATACGCATTTTTTCCATGAACTCTGCGGTTCTACGCGCATCAGTCATAGGTGGAAGCACGGGAGGTTTTGAGGGTTTCTCCTTAAACGTACCCATAGAGCGAGATGCCGCTTCGTCATAGGCTTTCCCCATAGCAGCGCGGTCTTGCTCTTCCTTCAACTGTGCAAGGGCTTCTTCTTTCGCTGTATCAGCCATGATGTCTCCTTCTTAGCAGCTTCCGCCACGTTTCATAGTAATCATCTTGCCCTTGGTCTTACCCTTGGACTCGATACCGCCACCCTTAGCCATTGCACAGCCGCCCTTAGCCATCTTGGTGAGGCCACCGCGCTTCATGCCCATCTGTTTTTGATCCAAAGCCATGTCGGCTTTAGAGCCCTCTTTCATGCCCTTTTTCTCAACGTCTTTACCAGATTTTTCAAACGCGGCTTCTTTCTTAGCCATCATTGCTGCAAATCCGGGATTCATTTTCGTAGCCATAGTATCACCACCTTTTG